AAGTTCTTGTTTCAGATCAAGACCGTCATGTCATCGTGTTTGGCTCAGACGGTTTAGGTGCAAATTCCAGCGCCACGCAGGGTGACGGCGTACAAGATCCGCTATTGATCCGGTTTTCATCACAAGAAGATCCAGTCACTTGGTATCCACTTGCAACAAACACTGCTGGAGACTTGCGGCTCGGGTCAGGGTCCACCTTTGTCCAGGCGGTTGAAACAAAACGTGAGATCCTTGTTTGGACCGATACGGCCCTATTTTCTCTGCGGTTCATCGGGCCACCCTTTACCTTTGGCCTGTCACAGCTTGCCTCGAACATCACGATCATGGGTCCGAATGCAGCCGTAGCGACAGAGGATGTTGTGTATTGGATGGGTATAGATAATTTCTATGTCTACGCTGGTCGCACACAGCAGCTTCCATGCAGTGTGAGGCAGAAGGTGTTTGGTGATTTCAACATTGCGGAATCCGACAAAGTCACCTCGGGTATCAACTCAGAGTTTAGCGAGATATTCTGGTTCTATCCGTCTGCGTCATCTACGGAAAACGACAAGTACGTCATATATAACTACGGTGAAAAGGTCTGGTACTTTGGTAGTCTAGCTAGAACAGCATGGTTGGACCGTGGAACGCGGGCCAACCCTTTGGCTGCTGGCAGTCAGTACATCTTTAATCACGAGATTGGCTTCGACGATGACGGGTCAGCTATGACTTCGTTTATCGAGTCTGCTGCTATCGACATCGGTGATGGTGACAAGTTCACGTATATCAGGCGCGTTATTCCTGACCTGACATTCTTGGGGTCCACTAATTTAAGTAGCCCACAAGCTGTGTTTACAGTAAAGTCTCGTCGATTCCCCGGCGCATCATTCGACAACACGGATGCTGGAACCGCGATTGGTTCGATATCAGGAGATGTCGAAACATTCACAGAACAGTTACACCTTCGTTCAAGAGGCAGGGCTTTCGCAGTTCGTGTGGAGAGTACGGCTCTTGGGACGAAATGGAAGCTAGGAAGTCCGCGCGTTGATCTGCGGCCTGACGGGAGACAATAGTGGCACAGGTACAAAACCCACCACCTCGACTCCCGGAGGCGCCCGAAGATTACGATCCGCAGTACATGGCGGACTTGCTTCGAGCTTTGGAGATATTCATCTCGCAAGAAAGAACACCCGGCGAAATGCGCGGCACGAAGCTGACCCTGACAAACCTGCCGACCAGCGCGACTGGACTAGAAACCGGTGCTCTGTATAATGATAGCGGCACTGTAAAGGTTGTTACGTAATGGGACTGTTTAGCAACATCACCAGAAGCATAAGCAAGATTGCACCGATTGCCATCCCGGCAATGATCGGTTTTGGTCTTGGTGGTGGCTCGATGGGCGGCATCGGCAGTTTTTTCAGCGGGTTGTCTGGCGCGCAAAAACTTGGCATGGGTGTCGGCGCACTGGCGTTGGCCGGGGGTTTGGGCCAGCGTCAGGAGTACAGTTTCGAAGAACGTCCCGAGCCTGTGGGTAAGGACTTTGCGATCACGTCACGTATGCAGGACGGCAGGATTGTACAGTTGAATGACCCAACAGATCTCGCAGACTACCGCCGTGAGATTCAGGGCGGCATCGCTACCATGATGCATGGTGGGGAGGTCAACGGACCAGGAACCGGCACATCTGATTCTGTGCCCGCTCGTCTGTCCGACGGCGAGTTTGTAATGACGGCGGCATCTGTCCGTGGAGCCGGTGGCGGAGATAGAGATATCGGCGCTGCCAGAATGTATGATATGATGGCCGAACTGGAGGCCCAAGCGTAATGGCTGTAGCAACTCAATCAGTGACGACGAGACTGCCCGAGTTTCAGGAGCAGTATATTGCAGATCTTCTGACCTCGGCGCAGAATCTGTTCAAGCCAACGGATGAAGGCGGCAAGGGCTTGTCCATGCCGTTTGTCCAACAGCAGCTTGCGGACCTGTCGCAGGGACAGCAGCAGGCAATTACTTCCGCTCTTGGTGGTGTTGGTTCCTTTCAACCGTTTCTTCAAGAATCGAAAGAAGCTCTGACTTCTGGTCTTGGTCAGGCGCAGGCACTTGCTGCTGGCGCAGGCATGTCTCCGACAGCCTACCAAGAGTATATGGATCCGTTTCTAGAGGATGTTGTTCAACGAGCGCAGGCAGACATTGGTCGCCAAGGTCAGATACAAGAGCAGGCAGCAAATGCTCGGGCTGTGGGATCGGGCGCGTTTGGCGGAAGTCGGGCCGCTGTTGTGCAGGGGGAACTTGGCAGGAATGTTCTTGAGCAGCAGGCTCGGACCGGGGAGCGTCTTCGCAGCGCCGGGTTCTCGCAAGCCTCGAAGTTAGCGCAAGACGCAGCAGCGCAGCAGCTTCGTCAGGCACAGCTTACTGGAGGTCTTGCACAAGGACTTGCAGGCGGCATTGCAGGTCTTGGTATGCAAGGCCAGCAAATGGGCACTCAAGACATTAGCACTTTGCTTGGTATAGGTGGTCTGCAACAGCAGCAAGCACAACAAGGACTGAACGTCGCGCAGCAGAATGCTCTGGCACAGCAGCAGCTTCCGTTCCAGCAGCTTGGCTTCTTGGGTGACATCTTCCGTGGTGTTCCAGCGTTACAACAACAGACCACGCAGAGGTTCACACCACCGCCAAATATATTCTCTCAAGGCATTGGTCTGCTTGGCGCAGGACTTACGGGTGGATTCTTCAATAGTCCAGCAGCAGCAGGGGCATCGACATGATACGTAACCCCCTCCAGCGTCCGATGTTCATGAATCCGCAGCAACAACGTGCTGTGGCGCGTATGCCACAAGGGATCTTGGCTTCCGGCCCACAGATCATGAACGCTGCTATGCAACAGCAGCTTGGTGGAGTAGTCCCGACGGGGGACATGCCGGGGGCGTCAGGCATACCTTCCTCCTTGCCGGGGGACGTAAACTTTGCTCCTTTAAACTCTGCCCCTGGTGTTAGTTTAATAAACACAGGTTTGAGGGGTGACAGAGCCAGAGCGCAAGCCGAACGGCAGGATGCTAGGACTATAGAAGCACCAGAACTACCTCCTGTGTCTGATGACGACACAATTAACAGAGGAAGAGGCAGAACACCGGGAGTAAAGCCAGAGAAAAAGCCAGAGAAAAAGCTGGATATCAAGGTTCTTGGTCCAGAAGATGGCACCACTCCGCCTGTTACAGGCGATACGGGCGGTGAACCTCCGAAGACCGACGATGGTTCGTATTTTGGAGATCTCGGCGGCAGCCAACAGGAAGAGCGGGCGGATCCCTACAAGCAAATTTTCGACATGCTCAATGCACAGATGCCCGAGGGCAAGAGCACCGAGGGGTACATCGACGAGGCTTCCGCCCTTTTGAAGAAGTATGGCATCAAAGCTGACAACAAAGACGAAATGCAGCGACTACGGGTTATGGAGTTCTTCTTGAACATGGCCGCTGGCAAGTCGCCGGACTTTCTAGAGAACGTCACCGACGCAGGTAAAGAAACCTTCAAGGGTTACGCAAAAGATATCCGCGATCTCAATGCTCGAGATCAGGAACTCAAGCTTGCCAGCATCCAGATGGGTCTGTCTGAAAAGGGCAAGGCAGATGCAACACGGCAAGCGATCAACCTCAAGAAGATTGAGGTTGTTGGCGATGCTACCAAGGAACTCTTGTCTTTGGCTGACAAGTCCAAGCAGGTCGATTACCTCGTTCGCGTTGGCAACATGACGCAAAAAGACGCTACTGCTTTGGTATACGGGGGCGACGACCGCAAGTTAGCCTATGAGTTGGAGTATGCTGGTCTGCTTGCAGGAAAAGTTTCTCCCTTCCTAGCAACTCGTATAGCGGGTAATAGTATTGAGTTAGGGGACGTACAAAACGATACGAATCAGGGCTTGGCCCAGCTTCAAGGAATTCTAGCGTCTGGTCCTCCGGGCGAAGCAGATCTTTCACTGCTTGGTCTTTTAACTGGCACGGGCAGAGATAAGGCTAGAGAGATGATCGCAGAACGCTACCCAGACGCAGCAGCGAGACTATTACCGTAGGGGGCCAGCATGGCGGTTTACAGAGTCCAAGGCCCGGACGGCACGGTTTACAGAGTCCAAGGCCCGGACGACGCAAATGAAGAAGACCTGATCGAAGCTGTCCGCAAGCAACTTGCCCAGCAAAAAGACGAGCCTGAAGCACGGGAGTCGGACGACGAACCACGGACCAAGGTCGTTGATCGAGACAGAGTGGTCGATCCGGAGACGGAGTCCGAGGGTGCAGTCCAAGAATTTGCTGAAGGTCTAGGCTCCGGTGTCACTAAAGCCATTCAGGGCGTGGCAGAGATCGGAGGCATCGCTATCGATGCTGTGTTCGACACTAACTCAACGCGGGCTATTTCTGAATTTGGTGACGATTTCCGTAGGAACGTGGGTCTCGATCCCGTGGGTTTTGCGGGCACTGCCGGTGATGTTCTGGGTCAGTTTGTACTGCCCGGTGGACTGGCTGCAAAGGCTGTATCCACGGGTTTGAAAGTGCCACGCTTGATCCCTGGCTTCGGCGGGGCCGTGGTTGCCAAGCCCACCAAACTCGGCAGGTTGAATCAGGTTGTCCGCAAGGGACGTGGCGCCACCTTACGATCTCGCACAGACAGGCTTGGTCGTCCTCGCTTGACCCGAGCAGACGAGGCCAAGCTACGTGGACAGCAGGCAGGTGCTGCGTTACTGGTTGATTCTGTTGTGGCAACCGATGGCATGACCACGATTGGTGATTTTGTTGGTGGTGGTCCGACACTAACTCAAGAGGACATCGGCCTTAGCGGACGCATGGAAGCGGGGCGTCGTGCCTACAATAAGTTGATGATCGGCGGAGAGGCCGGCGCGTTGACGATGGCCTTCCCGTATCTGTTGAGCACCACGGCACTGGTCGGTGGTCCACTGATGGACGCAACTAATCGATATCTTGTTGGTCCCGCTGCGGTAACCACTAAGGATGCGCTGGTTAAGATGGCGAATTCTATTGGCAACTCGGAGCTTGCACAGTATGTGGCTGATTCACGAGCACCGGTGAAACTTTTGTCGTTCGGTCGTGCCAACCCAGAGACCACTGTTGCTGATGCATACGAGGGTGTAAAGGCGCGGCTTCGGTTTCGCGGGAACCTTTCGCAGGAGGCTGCGGAAGAACGGTCCAAGATCCAGGGTTTTATTGAAAGCAATGCCAACCTAGCCGCGTCCACCATTCGCAAACTCGAGAAGGACGTTGACAAAGTTTTTAAGGATGCCGAACGTGTTCAACTTGGAGGTGATACTGATCTCACCAAGATCGAAGTCTTCAACAGCATTTACGGATTCTTGACCCGCAGCGACAGCTTCCTCGAACAGGCAGCGCGTTTGGCTGTTCAAGAGGGACGAGCCTTCGATCCAAACAATGTAGACGATCTGCTTCGTGCACTGCCCGAGTTCACACACGCGGGTGCACTAAGTATGCGTAAGCACATCGACGACATGTCTGAACAAATTCTGGCATCAGACTTTGCGAAACGAATAAAAGACGAGGGGCAACTACTCAACGTAAATCAAGAAATACTTGACGAAATCAAAGGTAACATGGGCAAGTATCTTCGTCGTAAATACAGAATTTTCGACGACCCCGAAGAGTATCTTAAATCTGCGGAGTACGGACGTAATAGGCGGGATGTTTTCCAGTGGCTTACCGCGAACCCCGAAGCTGCTCGTCGTCTCTACAACGAGCTTCCTGAACGCGCTGAACGGTTGGATGTACTAGCAGACGATGCGCCTATCACAACGATTGTGAAGAACGAGATCATCGACGGTTTTGTCAACAAATACCGGACTGGTAGAGGGACTCGCAGCCGTGATCCCAAGGCACTTGCGGACAAGGCCGCGCAAAGATTCAGTCGTAATATTTTCAAGCCTCGCAAAGAGGACGAGGCACTGCTCCGACTGCTCGGCGAGATTGAAGATCCAGCCGAGGCTTACATTCGATCTGTCGGGGATCTTGCTGAAACGCTTGCGGTAGACAGGTTCAATAAGTTTCTCCGTGCAAATCGTGGCAGGGTGGAAACTTTAGAAGACGGAAGTAAGGCTCGTGTCGGCGGTGAGGATATCATCGACGGCGAGGCATACATGGCTCTGCCTAGAGAATTCCGCAATGCCAACTACACAGAACTTCTAGATCCCGGTTTCGGCTCACTCATGTCCCGCGCCGCCGAGGACACTAATGCACAACTGAAGGATCGAATTTTTGCGCGTAATCCTGTCTTCAACGACCTGACTCGTGCGAACAAGCAACGACACAATTATATCGACTACGCCGTCAGAGGGTTTCTTCTGGGCAAGGGTTTCGCGCAGAAGGTCAAGACGGTATACAGCCCCATCACGCAGATCAGAAACGTCACGTCTGCTGCCCTATTTGCTGCGGCGCAAGGCAACGTAGGGCGTGGTGCAAATGTGTGGGAGTCTGTGAACCTCGTCCTCGACAACATCATGAAGACGGCACCCGATGAGCGGGCAGCGTTCTTCCGTGAGTTGCAGGAACTAGGTGTGGTCGGCACTCAATCACAGCTTCGCGAACTCGAGCGCCTGATTGAAGACGGCATCCGACGCGGCGGCACAGGCGAGATTGATGAACTGGGCGTGAGCCTCGCTCAAAAGCGGGCACGGAGTTTGGGCAGACAGTGGTTTGATAGTTTCGATAAACGAGCACGAGATCTGTACCAAGGCGGCGACGACATCTGGAAGATCTATAACTTTGACTTCGAGCGCAGCAAGATCATCAACATGTTTAGTGGCGATGTTACTGCTGCCGACGATTACGCCAAGAGTCTGGGATTCAAGAGTCTGAACGAATACTCAGCAGACATTGTCAAGAACACAGTTCCCAACTACGAGCGTGTGCCGCAGTTTATTCAAGATCTCCGAAGACTTCCTCTCGGTAACTTCATTGCCTTCCCCGCAGAGATTGTTCGAACCTCGCTAAACACAGTTCAACGTGGCATTGATGAGTTCCAGCGTGGCAAGCAGATGCAGGAAGAAGCAGCCTCGGAGCTTCGCACTCTGACTTCTCGCAGAGAAGCTAATATGATGAACCCCGGAGATGCTGTACAAAAGGCACAGCAGAAAATGCAGGCCGGGGAACGCATGAGTGACATCGGCGGTCGCCGGATCATGGGTTTTGCTACCACCGTAGGACTGGCTGGCGAAACCTTGCAAGAAACATCAATGATGATCACCGGCGTTACTGAAGAGATGATTGAGGCGCTGCGAGAGGTCGTCCCACCGTGGAGCCAGAACAGTACGTTGATCCCGACATCTGTGGACGACAAGGGTCGAATCACCGGATACATCGATTACAGCTACATCAACCCGTACGATTATTTGAGACGCCCGGTGGAGGGGCTGCTCAATGCCATGCAAGACGGCAAGGCACTAGATCAGGATGCCTCGACAATCATCGGCAACATGGCCGGCCAAGTGCTGGGAGAGATGCTGTCTCCGTTCGCCGAGGAATCCATCATCACCGAACGGCTTCTCGATGTGTCTCCAGTGCGGGGTGGCGTGATGGAAACCGGCGCACGAATCTACAAGTCAGAAGACACTTTCCCCGAAAAGGCAGGCAAGGCTATGGTTCACGTGCTGGAGGCTTTCACCCCCGGCATCATTGAGCAGTACCTTGGTTCCCCCGCCAAGGTATCTCCGCTTACGGGCGACGTTGAGTTCGCTGTGCCTAGTCGTCTCCTCGATGCCTTTCTTGCGGAGGAGGGTTTGGATACCCGTGGCAACCGCAGACAGATCGGCGAAGAAATCCTTCGTCTAATTACCGGTGTCGGTGAAGTTCGAGTCAACGCAGAGCGGAGCATGCTGTACCGTGTGCTCGAACACAACAAAGCTGCACGTCAGCCGCAGCAGAACTTTAACAGACAGCTACGCGCGTTTACCGGCACGATTAGATCACCGGATGAAATGATGCAAATCATCACCCAGAACTATACCCAAGAGAACGAGCGCAAGTTCAAGATCCATAACCGTGCCTATCGCATGATCCAGAACATGAAGAAGTTGGGCATGAGTGATCAAGAGATCCGGAAGGCTGGAAAAAAGCTAAACTTCTCGAACTTTGATACGATTTCTCAAGGCAGGTTTGAGCCGTTAAATGTTGACGATAAAATTTTTCTGGAGATTCAACGGTTCCAAGATACCACTGGCCGCTTCTTCGAACGCCGGCCCATCGTCACTGAGCTAAATCGGCTTGCCAAAGAATACCGTAGTCGTCGGTTGAGTGGCGTGTTGGACGAAGGTGAACAGCCCTTGGGCACCCGTCCACGGACCCCGGTCCAACTACCAGCACCGAGTGCATCCACAGACACACCACCACAGACATCCGTGGCGCCGATTCCTCCACCGGCAGCAACGGATACGGGAGCCGCTGTAGATCTCCCTTCAGCGGCTCCCGTGCAACCACAGGCTGCACCGAACTATAATACAGCCATTGACACGATCCTCGATCCACGGACCAGGGAATTGTTTGAAAGATTGGGGAGGGTACAATAATGTTTCGCTGGCTGCTGCGCTTGCTACGCACACAACACACGGGCGACATGAGTCAGCACCGTCTTTATACTACTCGGTATGAAGACTTGTGCATGTAGGAGGCAACCATGAACCTAGAACAACTCCAACAGGAGCTTGCTATCGACGAAGGATGCAAGCTGGAAATATATTTAGACCATCTTGGCTACAAAACCGTGGGTATTGGGCACCTTATTACCGAAGATGACGAACTGTACGGGTTCGAAGTGGGCACTACGGTGTCTCAGGAGCACGTCGATGACCTATTCCACGAGGACATACAACGAACTGTACGAGATTGCGAATTATTGTACAGCGATTTCAATGACTTGCCTGAAAACGCACAATTATGCATTGCGAACATGTGCTTTCAACTCGGTCGTCCACGGCTCTCGAAGTTCCGAAAGATGAAAGCTGCCGTCGATAAGCGGGATTGGCCCGAGGCCAGCCGTCAAATGTTGGACTCGAGGTGGGCTAAACAGACTCCGAATCGGGCGATGCGTTTGGCTCATCGGATTCAGGCGTTGGGTGATACATAAGGTAGAACGTCTTGCACTCGGGGCATGACAGGTTGGAGACGATGAAGTAGTCCTCGTCGTCGTCCATGTCATGGTCACCACCCCAGATCACGTCACCGCCGCAGGCAAAACATTTCAAGTTCATCCAACCTCTCCCCAGTTGTCGCCTAGCTCGGCGTCCACGTCGAACGGCACCTTCAAGTCTGGTACACAATTCTTCATGATATCTACAATCTTGTCGGATTGTTCACGAGAGTTCACGCTAAAACACAATTCGTCGTGAACTGTTAGCATTGGCACCAGTCCTTCTTCATAACACGTCACCATCGCCTTCTTGGTCTGGTCCGCGCTTGACCCTTGGATCAGTCGGTTCAGTGCCTTGTAGGTGAACGCGCGGCGGATCATACCCTTGCCACCGTATTCCTTGACCGCCTCTTCAAGGGGCAACGCACGGTGGTATCCGTAAGACCTTGGCTCCCACATGTCGAACCGACACTTGCGGCCCAGCCACGTACGGATCACACCCTTGTCCGCCGCTTGATTCATCGCCAGATCGGCCATGCCTTTCACAAACGGCACCTTGTCGTGGTACTTGTTCAGCAATCCCTTGGCATCCTCCTCGGTGATGTCGAGGGTGCCGGCCAACTTCTTCCGGCCCATGCCGTACATGATGCCGAGGTTTACAGTCTTGGCTTCCTTGCGTGACACACCCGCCATATCCGCCACCATTTGGTGGAAGTCAGCATTGCCTTCGTGGTACATTCTCACCACGTCATCGATCTGTGGATCCCGTCGGGCGCCGGTTAGGGTGGCGCAGTAGTGTGCCAGCCACCGTGGCTCTTGGGATGCATAGTCGAAACTGCCCCACCTCTCGCCATCCTCCGGGATGAAAAGACCCCGAATCATTTTTTTGATTTCAGGGTCACGCGCGGGGATCTGTTGGAGGTTCGGGTTGGACGAAGAAAATCGTCCGGTGACTGTGCCCCCTTCATCTGAACGAAGAGGGTGAAAATCACAATGGATACGACCGTTATGCGAATGTTCAAGAATGGTTTCAATAAATGTTGTGTTTGCCTTGTTAAACTCGCGCAGGCGTACAATCTTTTGCGCCACCGGGTGGGTGTGATTTGCAAGAAATGCTTTTGTAAAGGCTGGCGCATTCGACTTTTCTGTCCTGTTGTAGTTCAACCCAAGGGCGTCGAACGCCTTTGCTATAGATGCAGCGGCCCACGGCTCCACAAGGATGCCGGTCTCTTTCTTTACTTCTTTAAGTAGGGCGTCCTCGCGATGTTTCAGTTTCTTTTGTATCTGCTCGGCGCGGTCGGTGTTGACACGCACACCTTTCGTCTTCATATCGAGCATCAACGGAATCAGTGATGTCTCCAACTCGAATATGCTGCTGACTTCATCCTTGTCGATGTCAGCCCGCAGCCGATCCCACAGACGCAGTGTAACAGCAGCATCCTGCTCCGCATACTTGCCCACGAACGAGGCGTGTAGCTTCCACATCTCCCCCTTCGGATCCACACCGTACATCGACGCCGCAGCCTTCAGCATCTTTTCGTTCTTCCACTCGCCGAGGTACCCGCCGGCCAAGCTGTTCAGGTTGTACCAGCGACGGTTCTCGTTCAACAGCGGCGCCGCCACCATCGTGTCGATGATCTTGCCCTGCACCTCGATACCGGCCCAGCGCAACCAGCCCAGATCGTACATGGCATTGTGCATGATCTTCTCGATGTGCGGCGTGGCAAGCTGCTTCTTCAACCAGTTCACCACAGTCTTCTCCGGCATGTTGCCACCACCTTGATGCCGGATCGGAAAGTAACCAACGAAGTCACCAGCAGCAACAGCGAAGCCAATCACATAGCCGTCGTTGCGACACCAACCCGGACCCAGAGTCAGCAGGTTCGGGTCACAGGTTTCAAGGTCAACTGAAATACGTTCGCAGTTCGTCAGGTCCGGCAAGGACGACGGTGGATACCACTCTTCCTCAATATCAAACAGGTCAGCTTTCATCGTTCGAGATCTCTCCGCCCAGTGCGGCATACCCGATAATGTCGGTCCACGAATCGTCCTTGTGCATGTCCTCGGCAAGTCTAGCCAGTTTCAACCCGACCATCATCGCCGTCACCTCGGTTGGCGTGATCTTGTCTAGCAGCTTTTTGCGGAGCAAGACGTTCCAGATACTGGCGATACGTTGATGATTCAATAGCGCCGGCCCGTAGTCCTCGGCCCTCGGTCCATTGATCAGTTCTTCCGCCTGCTTCAAGAAATACTCTCTGTTTTTCATAATTCGAACCTGTGGTTGGAGTGTGACTCTACAAGGTGTAGCTGTTTGCGGGCACGAGTCATACCCACATAGAAGGTGCGAATTTCACCTTCCGTGTCCTCGGCTCTTGTTATGACAGGGCTAGACTCAAGCAGGAGGAGGACGTTGTCTGCCTCCCCACCCTTCGCCTTGTGGATCGTCGAGATCCGTATCCTCGGTTTGCCCGACAAGATAGACTCGCCCATCCGACGTACAGAAGTAATGTAGATCCGCTCCTGCTCCGACACACGGATCACTTCGTACCACGGCGTCTCCGCAGTCGCGGTCAACTCGCACAGGTTCTGTAAATCGGTGAGGTTGTAAGTTGCTTCGGAGTCTAGGTTTGTAAGTTTGCGTCGGCCAGACTTGGTGATGACCGTTGACTGGATAAGTTTGGAGAAGCTCTTCAAGTCCGTTGGGGACACAAACTGATTTTTGCATAATCGCAACCACACCTCGATGCCGTTTAGTACATTTGGAGAAATGGACCAACCCGGCCCCTCTCGCCAGAACAAGTAGCCCTGTTCCTTGAGGGTGTTCGCAACCTTGTTCGCAATGTTATTTGTGCGGGCAAGAATCAACCATTCACCAGATCGTAGGTCCACATCGAGGATATCATGATGCCATACGACGGCACCACCTTCTTCGACCGGCGACCATACTTTTTGCTGCCGAACCTCTAGGCGTTTTGCCACACTGTCCGCCAGCCCATGCACCTGCGAGGGCAAACGGTAGGATTTATCAAGGATGATCTTATCGTCCGATGCAGTCAGGAAGTCGTTGACGTTCACACCCATCCACGAATAGATGCACTGATCGTCGTCGCCGGCAAAGTATATGCGCTTGGCGCACGGCTTTATCACTTCATGCACCATACGCCACTGGAGTGGCACTAAGTCTTGAGCTTCATCTACAATCAGCACGTCGAGCAGCGGACAGTTACCCTGCATCACAAACTGTTCGATCATGTCCACGAAGTCCACCTTGTCGGTCATCTTCTTGTAGTCACGGATTACCTGATCCATGACTTTCAGTTGCTGGAAGTGCAGCCTGTAGTCTGTGTTCTTTTCGTTGAACATCTCTTCCATTGACTTGCCAGTCACCCGAGCAAGTTGAAGTATGCCGTGGTATTGATCACCCTTGGACTGACCAGCCGAGAACAAGATACCGTCGTCCATGCGGACAGAAGCAGACGAGAGCATGGGCAGACCCAGCAACTCACCGACCTTGTTGTAGTCCGCACCCTTCATGACCTTCTGACCACTGAGGCCAAGGTTCTGGAATGCGAAAGAGTGCAGCGTACGAAACCAGATCATCTGCTGTTCGTTGATACCCAGCTTCTCCGTAGCGCGGTCCCGTGCTTCCTGTGCAGCCTTCTTGCTGAAGGACACGAAAGCAATCTTGTCGGGCGGCGTTCCACGGTCCAGTTCCTGCTGGACAATGTTGATCAGCCGTGTGGTCTTGCCCGTGCCTGGGGGTCCAAAGATTGTGGTCTGCATTATTCGGAATCCACTTCCTCGAAGAAGTGTGTGTCAACCACCACTTCTTCTATCGTGCCCCACTGGTGATCACCCGTGCACTTCTGACAAGCATCGCCCAAGGTCATCGACGCCATGTCAGCGTAATAGACCTTCCATTGATCGTTGCATCGGTCGCAACAAAAATACGCTACATAGCCCATTAGAACGGAATCTCCTCTCCGCCCACATCGATGGCCGGGATCTCGACCTCGTTGGACTTGGCAGGAACCCACCACACACGCATCGGCATGGTGTCACCCTTCGTTGTCTTGAACCGACGCTGGCCGTTTGCCTGTCCGCCGTTGTTCAACTCTTTCAATCTCTCCTGTATCTGGCCCCGACTGTAGCTGTCAAACTTCTGGTTACGCAGGTACTTCATCAACGCTTCGAGCTTGAAGTATGTCAGGTCGTCCTCTTCATCTGTGTACGGTTTGCCCAGTGCGATCTCCTCGGCTGACTGTGCCTGTACTCGGCCATCGCAATACGCCTCGACAAGCTCGTTGAACTGGCCCTTGTATGTCAGTTCGTGCGGCACGTCGATGTGGTTCATGTCTTCCATGAGCATGGTGACAATGGTCTGCCAGTCTTGCATCTTCATCATGGGTGGCATGATGTGGATTTGTTCCATGCATGCTTTTTGAAATTTCTGCGGTGTTTGCAGATCGTCGGTTGTCAACTCGACACGACGGCCACCTACATCGCAGAACCAGACCGGCGGCTCGGACTTCACAACACATAGCCCTGTAACGTCCAACGACATGCTGGTGACGCCGATACCAAATTTCTTGGTCTTACACAGCGTCTTGTTGCAGAAGCTCTTCAGCGGCTCCTGATCGCACGGGAATCCGTACTCCTTTTTATCATGCTGATTCTGGATCGTGACGATCTCGGACGCGGGTAGCGGCGGAGTAGAGAATCGCTGGTTGATCTCTTCGAGTCGTTGCTTCCATGTCTCGGGCTGCTCCTTCTTGCACCCAACCGCAGCGGCAAACATCACCGTGTTGCGAGTGCCCTCGGGAATGCCCTGCCCGAACATACAGTTCAGGCAGGGCGCCCATTCCTTGAACTCGTCTTCGACAACCCCGAAGGTAAGCGACACGAATGCCTCCGGGGTGATGGCACGATTGTCGGCGAGGTCTAGGAACTCCTCGAGGGTGGCGGCAGAACCATCCTCGAGGATTGCATGGCGCAGGGTTTGTTCTGCATCGAAGTACGGCAAGTTGATAAAGTTACCAACGTCACCACGCTCGTGCAGAACCTGCTCTTGCTTCGGGAAAATTTCACACCGGCCATACCCAACATAGGCGGCGATCTCCGAAGCCTTGTCACGGAACTCCCCTGCGCTCATGAACTCCGTGAAAAAGAAATAGATGTGTGCACCACCAGACTTCGAGCGACAGACCACGGCTGGGATCTCGAGGTCACGCAGCCGTCGGTCAATGGCGGCAAGGTCCAGTGGGTATTCGTCAATGTCGAGGACACCAAACCTACATTTGTTGTCCTCGTTGATTGGTATGGATCCGACTCCCTTCACCCCGTTAAGGTGGGACCGGATAAGTTCGAGGGTGATTGGAGTGCGGACTGTGCGAGACTGTGCCTTCTGCTTGCCGGCCCGTCGCTCCTCTGAAATAATTGTCTGTCCATGTGCCGATTTGAAACCCTCAAAAACGGCCATGAACTTTTCGTCCAAGTTCATAGCTTTCCCCTATGGTTGGGTAGGGCAGGGGATGAAGAGACATGATTCTCAAGCCGAGGAGAACGCCGACCTGCGATACGCCCAGTCTCTCCCAGATGCTCCCCTGAAACACCGTATTGTGCGTATCGTTAGAATGGGATCTCTTCGTCGTCGTGCTTGGAAGCAGACGCCGAGTTCATTTCTTCTGTAGTTCCAGCGGACGTTTTGATCTCGCCCTTGCGGAACATCTCGTAGAGACCCTTACACTCCTGCACCGCTGCCGACGGCACACTCTGAATGTCAAGCTGGGAGATCGAGTAGTTGAACCACGAACCCTTGTCGTTGGTCTCCTGTACGGTCTTCAGCTTCCACAGCGTTGCCCACATGGGCGGAGTGAACAAACCCTTCTCCGGGTGCATCAGCTTCATACCCGCACGGCGAGTGTTCCACTGCTTGGCAACCTTCATCTGGGTCTTCTTCATATCGAGAATCATCTGCTGGGTTACACCATTCTCGTCGATAGCCACGACCAAGAACTGTGCAGCACGAACCAACTCGTTACCTGACGGCAGCATTTCGTTGGGGCCAACCCGATTTGCCCGACGAATGTCTGGGTTGTTTGGATCGATCTCGCCAAGGAAGCCACCGCCGGACTCACGCAGTTGGAACTCCAAGAACTTCATCTCGTAGGCGCACGGAATGATCGTCACGCCTTCGTCGCCTTCCCAATACTGTCCGGTCACAGTGTTGAAGATGTCACCGGCAGACGCACCCTTGATGAACTTCGAGTCCGTCTTGATCAGTTGCGGAGAGAGAGGTTGCAGGATCCGCATGAACGGAATCTGCATATCCTCGGAGGTCATGTTCTCCGTCCCCTGACCTGCACCAGCGTACAGGTCATCCATAAGATTGACGGGTAGCGACTCCGCCTTTTTCGCTACAGCTTGTTTTTCAGTCATCGTTCTACGTCCTCGTAATCTTTGCTTCAGTTCCTACAAACACACCGAACTGTTCGAAGTCGATATCCTGACCCGATTCAATGCGGTTACGAACCCACGCCTTCAGCGTCTGCGGATGGATGTGGGTTTTCTGTGCGGGGTCCAGTCCATACTGCTGGCGCAAGTCCTCAACGACAGAGCCGGCCATGTTGTCTTGGCCTGCGCTGAAGGACAACGTCACATCATTCTTGATGATGTCACCTTCACCAATGGAACGGAGCCACGCATACGCATCGTCACGCCTGTCATCCGGGATGCGGGCGTGGACGAACTGACGAAGAGAAATCTTGTTACCGTCCACGGTAACACTTTCCATACCCATCTCTTCCATCAGAGCCGGGATGTCCTCTTCATTCACCTTGCGTTTCTTGAATTTCAAATCCTTGAGGTACTTCTCGGCTTGCGAGATTTCCTCGTCGATCTGTAGGGATGCGCGGATCAGGGTCGAAAGGCGGGAACCTTTACCCTCATCCACAGTGTCGAACTTTTGGGCATCGACCGCCTCGTCAAACAGCGAAAACACATCGCTCATCGTCTTCTCCTTTCGTTAAAGTTTAAGCCCTTCGGCTGTCGGGCGGCAGCAGACCAGAGGACGTCCTAAGATCCTTGGTATACTTAGCAGTTTGACGGACTTCTAAGCCCAGTCCGCTGCCGCTGGAGGGTGATACATGAACCAAGGTCCACGATCAATCTATATTTTGTCCCTCCGATTCAAAAAACTTCTTGAGTATGTGGGCAACTTGTTTGCTTATACTTCTGTCGTTCTCGTCGGCCATCCTTTTCAGTGCGGCATACATCGGCGCCGAGACGGCAACGGTTCTCCACTTATTCAAATTCACCTGTTTACTCCTCGGTGCGTGTCTGTTACGGTCACTCACAATAATCTACACAACGGGGAAGTCAACAATATTATGCGACCACACGGTAAAAATCGAGACGGTAAGCGATCCGAACTCCTTGCAGCCGAGTGGTTGTTCTCTCAAGACTGTTATGTCTACGCTCCGTATCTCGAACAGGGACCGATTGACCTGATTGCGTTGTCACCAAACGGCAAGACCCACTATTTTGACGTAAAAACACACAGCTTCCGGGCCAGTGGCACACCGATCTCCCGCAAGTTGACCGATTTACAGCGCAAGTTGGGTGTCCGGCTGCTGTATGTAGATCTTGAGACTGGACGAGTGGGGTTGTACCCCCATCAATTGCAAAACAACGATGAATCTACACGCAACGCTATGAACCGTGCCTTCAAGGGGCAGAAACCTCCAACCATTTCCGGGCTTCTTCACCCAGAGCCTTCGCCGATAGATCAATCTTATCCCGAAGAGCACGAACAATCCGCTGATCAATCGAACCCGGAGTGATCAGGTCAACGTAAGTCACTCGATTGTCCTGTCCAATCCGGTGACACCGATCCTCGGACTGCATCCGTGTAGCCAAGTCGAAGTCGTTGGCGTAGTACACCACGTTTGTTGCAGCCGTCAGCGTCAGCCCGAAGCCTGCGGTCTGTGGGTTTGCCACAAAGAACCGAGCATCCCCAAACTGAAAGTCCTTGATCGCCTGCTGGCGTTGTTCATCGGTCGTGTCCCCGAAATATGTGACCACGGACCCCGGTCCATGGACCCTTTGGATCTCGGCTTGTATCTTCTTGATGTCGTATCGGAACCGTGACCAGATGATAACCTTGCCGGTCATCTCCTCGATGGTCTCCATCAGTGCGCCGACACGCTTCGACGGAATCTCGATCAAGTCCCCATCGTCAGTGCGAATGTGTCCGCACAACACTTGCTGCAAACGCAGCAGTTGCGTGATCACAGCCGGCGCCGTCACCAGATCGCCGTTGTCGAACATGGCGATGGCTTGCTTTTTCAATGTCAGGTAGTGCTGTCGCTGCTCGTCGGTGACGCTCACCTCTCGGGTGACGTACACCTTGTCAGGCAGGTCTAGTGCTTCTTCCTTGGTGACCCGGTAGGAAAACGTGTCAAGTTTCTCCGATAGTTCTTCCAGATTCCTGTAGCCCACGATCTGAAGGAAACTATGCGATCCCATACGTTGTGTTTTTGTAACTGCATAACGCCCCTGAAAAGAATAGTAAGAGTCAAAGCCGAGCAACGACTTATCCATGAACCCACATTGTGCGTACAAATCCATCGGTGATTTGGTAATAGGTGACCCCGTCAGGATGCGTTTGTATGCAGCCTTTTTACCGAAGACGACCAGCGTCTTAGTGCGCTTGGCTTTGGGATTCTTGATTGTAGTGGACTCATCAACAGCAAGTAAGAAACTGCTGCCCTGTGTAAACGCGCCCACAAATGCGGGCAGCTTTTTAGACGCGAACCCTTCCACGTTTGCCAACAGGATGCGGAGGACGCCACGCTCTTGAATGCCAGACTTGAGACGCTCGGCTTGCGACTTGTTGGGACTCGGATTCCATACATAAATCTCGTGCGGAACATTGGTCGGGAAGTGGGTGGGAATCTCCGACGTTTCCCAGTTGCGGTAAACACCTTTCGGCGCAACAACAACCGCTGTGTCAATGCGCCCCTGCTCGTAGAGCCAGACGATGTTGTCAATAAGTACCTTCGACTTGCCACAGCCCATCTCCATAAAATAGCCGTAGTTGCGTTTGTCATGCGAACGCTCCAGAGCCTTACGCTGGTGTGCATAAGGCTCTGTGCGATAATTAAACTTCACCATCTATACCATCGTGTACGCCCTGATCTAGGATCGCCTTCTTGGCAACCTCCAGATAGAACAGAATGTCGGCAACATCTTCTTGTGTCGTCATCATCTTGATGGCACCAGTCTCCTTGTCCGATCCGAGAATGACAACGTCATCCAGATGTCGGCCCGCAATGTCGCACAAGACCTCGACCGCAGAGGCGTCGATCTTGTTGATCTTGGATTGTTCTTTCGAGAAATAGATAATGTTATCGTCAGTCATTGGCGCACTCTCCTTGGCAGCAGTCATCGATCACACTACCACAGACAGAACATTGACTATGGCCGTGAACTTCTACAATAGAAGCAAGAGGTGTGCCACACCGCAAACAACGATTGAACATATCTTCGACCATCGTTTCATGAATATCTTCCATTAATTTATTGCGCTTGTCCGGCACCACATTGTGGCGCCGGATAGCCCTCCAGTTTGGATCACGCGGTTTCACAATTGTTCTCCCACAACTCTAAAACATTTACCCTCGGCCCTTATCAGGTGGGGCGGAAACATAATACGCAACAAGCCGAACATCTCGTCTATCCGAACCTCACACTGCTCCACGGTTTTGTACGGCCCTCGTTCGTCTTCAATGTAGCCGCACTCCGGTGGCATGCTTGCCATTACACAGAATGATACTGTTGCGATGATCGCTTCCATCTTAGCCTCTCAAAATCCGTTCCCACGCTTCCATGACCTCGTCAGCCCTGCCCGGACCATAGTCATCCGGCCATTCCTGAATCTTATCGAGCATCTCG